AGATGCACGCACGCATCCACGCGGCCATACAACTATGAGTTTCCATTCACTGCCACTTGTCATCAACGAGATACGCGCCACCGAGGCGGTGCTTAACCGCATCTATGACGCAGCCAAGATCGGACTGAAGGGCGACAACCTGGCGCTGGCCGCAGGGCTGCTGCCAAAAGCCTACCGGCAGTTGTGTGAGCTGGACCCGGTGGCAAAGCTGGCCGAAGACAAGGGACGCGCAGAGGGAGAGAAAGCTCTGACGCAGGTGCTGCACACGGCAGCGCTGGAGGGCGACGCCAAGGTGGCGTTGGAAATCTTGAAGCACCAGCACGGCTGGGTCGCCAAGCAGGCCCTCACGGTGGACGTCAACCAACAGATCAGTATCCTTGGCGCACTCGCCGAGGCCGAGCGCAGAGCAGCCGATGTGGTAGAGGTCACCGACGTGATCGCGCATGAGCCAAGACCACAGCAGGCGCTGACCAGCCGCCGCGCACCCAACAGACAGACCGCCTAATGCAAACAACAAAGTACAGCGCCTCCGATGAGGAAGAACTCATGGCGAGACTGTGGTCGCCACAGTACAAGGACAACCCACTGGCGTTTGTGCTTTACACGTTCCCGTGGGGCGTCAAGGGCACGCCGCTGGAACACTTCGACGGGCCACGCAAGTGGCAGCGCGAGGTGCTCCAGAAACTTGGCGAACACATCAAACAAAACAAGGGAGAGGTAGACTTCAACACACTACGCCACGCAGTCTCAAGCGGGCGCGGTATCGGCAAGTCGGCGTTGGTCAGTTGGATCGTGATCTGGATGCTGTCCACCAGGATCGGCTCGACGACCATCGTGTCGGCTAACTCGGAAAGCCAATTAAGATCGGTCACATGGGCCGAGATCACCAAGTGGCTGGCGATGTCACTGAACAGCCACTGGTTCGAGGTCAGCGCCACCAGACTGATGCCCGCCAAGTGGCTGACCGAGCTGGTCGAGCGCGACCTAAAGAAGGGCACGCGCTACTGGGGCGTTGAAGGCAGACTCTGGTCAGCCGAGAACCCCGACGCCTACGCGGGTGTGCACAACTTCGACGGTGTGATGGTGATCTTCGACGAGGCCAGTGGTATCGACGACGCCATCTGGGCGGTGACAGCGGGTTTTTTTACCGAGAACACGCCTAACCGCTTCTGGTTAGCGTTCTCCAACCCCCGGCGCAACACGGGGTACTTCTACGAGACATTCCACAGTAAGCGGGAGTTCTGGCAGACCAAGGTAGTGGACGCCCGCACGGTCGAGGGGACGGACAAGCAGGTCTACCAGCAGATCATTGATGAATACGGGGCAGACTCGGGGCAAGCGCACGTCGAGGTGTACGGCGAGTTCCCGAACGCTGGCGACGACCAGTTCATCTCCAGCATGGTGGTGGACGACGCCATGAAACGGGAGCGCTACAAAGACCCAAGCGCTCCGATCGTGATCGGGGTGGACCCGGCGCGGTTCGGGGCAGACGCCACTGTCTTAGCAGTCAGGCAGGGGCGAGACATCGTGAAACTCATCAGGCACCGGGGCGACGACACCATGACGGTGGTCGGGCACGTCATCGAAGCGATCGAAGAATACAAGCCAGCAATGGTGTTCATCGACGAGGGTGGGCTGGGGGCGGGTATCGTGGACCGGCTGAAAGAGCAGCGCTACAAGATCAAAGGTGTGAACTTCGGCTGGAAGTCCAAGAACCCGGCCATGTACGGAAACATGCGGGCGCAGATATGGGGCGACATGCGCGACTGGCTCAAGAGCGCAAGCATCCCGCAAGACAGGTTCTTGAAAACTGATCTGATTTCGCCTATGATGAAGCCGGACTCCAAAGGCTCTATCTTTTTGGAGTCCAAGAAAGACATGAAGGCGCGGGGGTTGGCGTCACCAGACGCGGCTGACGCCATCGCGCTGACATTCTCGTACCCGGTCGCAAACCGGGGTGACTACAATCGACCAGAGCGGCGCGTTCTGTCAGAGCGCGGCATGGTTTCAACGGGTTGGATGGGTGCTTGACATGGCTACAAAGAAAAGCGTTTCATTGTCCGTCGGTCGCGGCGAAAAGCTGCCCGTGTCCAAGGGCGCTGGCCTGACCGCCAAGGGCCGCGAAAAGTACAACCGGGAAACTGGCAGCAACCTCAAGGCTCCAGCCCCAAACCCCAAGACCAAAGCAGATCAGGGGCGCAAAGATTCGTTTTGCGCTCGGATGGGTGCCGTCGCGGCTAACGCCAAAGACGGAGAACGCGCCAAGGCGGCGCTCAAACGATGGAAGTGTTAATCATGGCAACGAAACCTGGACTCTATGCAAACATCAACGCTAAACAAGAGCGCATCAAGGCTGGCTCTGGCGAGAAAATGAACAAAGTGGGCAGCAAGAACGCGCCTACGGCCAAGGACTTTAGAGAGTCGGCCAAGACGGCAAAGCCCGCCAAGAAGGGGAAGTGATGCCACTGGTTAAGTCAAAGTCACCCGAGGCGTTCCGCAAGAACGTTAAGGCTGAAGTGGCTGCTGGCAAACCAGTCAAGCAGGCTGTAGCCATTGCGTACTCAATCAAGCGTGCTGTACAATCTAAGCCTAAACCGAAAGGTAAAAATGGCTGACCCAACTGGTATGGTTGCCGCTGCCGCTGTAGCGAACGGTGGCAAACCCAAGAAAAGCGAGTCAGATATTCTGGCACTCGCCCGATCCCGCCTTGATCTGGCGGTTTCGGCGCTTTCCGAATCAAGGGAAGACGAGACAGACGACTTGCGTTTCTATGCAGGCTCCCCTGACAACCAGTGGCAGTGGCCCGCCGATGTGCTGGCTACCCGTGGTGCGGTGCAGGGCCAGACCATCAACGCCCGCCCGTGCCTGACCATCAACAAACTGCCGCAGCACGTTCGTCAAGTGACCAACGACATGCGGCAAAACCGCCCTGGCGCTAGAGTCATCCCTGTGGACGACAAGGCCGATGTGGCCGTGGCCGACATCTTCAACGGCATGATCCGGCACATTGAGTACATGAGCGACGCTGATGTGGCCTACGACACTGCCTGCGAGAACCAAGTGTCCTACGGCGAAGGCTACATCCGGCTGCTGACCGAGTACTGCGACGGTGACTCGTTTGACCAAGACATCAAGATTGGCCGGGTGCGTAACAGTTTTTCGGTCTACATGGACCCGATGATCCAAGACCCCACCGGCTCGGACGCCAAGTATTGCTTTGTGACCGAGGACGTGACCCGCCTTGAGTACGAGCGCATGTATCCTGACTCCACGCCGATCTCGACGCTTCAGTCGCTGGGCGTGGGCGACCAGTCGATTAGCAACTGGCTGAACGAAGACACGATCCGCATCGCTGACTACTACTACATCGACTACGACAAGGCCACGCTCAACTTGTACCCCGGCAACATGACTGCGTTTGCAGGCACGCCCGAGGACAGAGAGATGAAGGCTGTCTACGGCAAGCCGTTGCGTAGCCGCGAGTCAGACCGGCCCAAGGTCAAGTACTGCAAGATCAACGGGTACGAAATCCTTGAAGAACGCGAGTGGGCGGGCAAGTACATCCCCGTGATCCGCATTGTTGGCAACGAGTTTGAAGTCGATGGCCGTTTGTACGTGTCGGGCCTTGTGCGTAACGCCAAGGACGCCCAGCGCATGTACAACTACTGGGTCAGCCAAGAGGCCGAGATGCTGGCGCTGGCCCCCAAGGCACCGTTCATCGGCTATGGCGGTCAGTTTGAAGGCTATGAAGAAAAGTGGAAGACGGCCAACACCAACAACTGGCCGTATTTGGAGGTCAATCCAGACGTTACAGACGGCCAAGGCGCTGCCCTGCCACTACCCCAGCGGGCACAACCCCCGATGGCCTCCAGCGGCCTGCTGCAAGCCAAGGCGGGCGCGTCTGAGGACATCAAGTCCACGACAGGCCAGTACAACGCATCTTTGGGCATGGGTTCCAACGAACGCTCTGGCAAGGCCATCTTGGCCCGCCAGCGCGAGGGCGATGTGGGCACGTACCACTACGGCGACAACTTGTCCCGTGGCGTGCGTCATGTGGCCCGTCAACTGGTGGACCTGATCCCCAAAATCTACGACACACAGCGTATTGCCCGCATCATTGGCGAGGACGGCGAAACGAAGATGGTCAAGATCAACCCTGATCAGCCAGAACCCGTCAACCAGATCGTGAACGAAGAAGGCATCGTCATTGAGAAGATTTACAACCCCGGCGTCGGCAAGTACGACGTGGTGGCGATCACTGGCCCAGGCTATGCGACCAAGCGCCAAGAGGCGCTAGAGGCAATGGCCCAGTTGCTGCAAGGCAACCCGCAGTTGTGGCAAGTGGCAGGTGATTTGTTTGTCAAGAACATGGACTGGCCGGGTGCTCAAGAGATGTCTAAGCGTTTTGCCAAGACCATTGACCCCAAAATCATGGCCGACGACGACAAAACGCCAGAATTGCAGGCCGCAGAGCAGCAAATCCAAGCAATGGGTGCTGAGATGGAGCAAATGCACCAAATGATCCAAAATGTGGGCAAATCCATCGAAATGCAGGACTTGGCACGCAAGGATTACGAGGCCGAAATCAAGGCATATGCTGCCGAAACACAGCGAATTTCTGCTGTTCAGGCCAGTATGAGTCCCGAGCAAATTCAAGACATTGTGATGGGTACAATTGCAGCAGCTTTGGACACCGGCGACTTGATCAACGGGGCACCAGAGATGCGCGAGATGCCTCCGATGGCTGAACAACAAGGAATGCCACAATGAAAGCTGCTGATTTCATAGGGACGCTGTTTCTGGCGCGGGATGTGGCCCATTCTGTGCATCTGAACACCCGTAGCTTTAGTAAACACGAAGCCCTGAACATTTTTTACAACCGAATTATTGGCGCGGCTGATGATTTTGCTGAAGCGTACCAAGGCCGAAACGGTTTGATTGGCCCGATCACACTGCATTCGGCTAAAAAGACCAACAACATCATTGAATTTTTGCAAGATTCTCTTGCGGAAATTGAAGCCGCACGGTACGAGGTGTGCGACAAATCGGATTCATCGCTTCAGCAATTGATAGACAATATCATTGAAGTTTATTTGCGGACTCTGTATAAATTAAGGTTTCTTGCATGACCCCCGAACAGATGACCCTAAAAACAATCTTTGAAAACAAAGATGGGGTTCTGTATTGGCGTAAAAACGGTAAAAAGGCAGGCACACCGCACCACACTGGGTACATCCAAATAAGTATTGATGGTAAGTTGCATAATGCACACCGATTGGTGTTCATGCTTCATCACGGATGGGCACCCGAGATAATTGATCATGTTGATGGTGATAGGTCGAACAACAAAATTGAAAACCTTCGACCCGCTACATGGCGCCAGAATTTACAAAACATGAAATTGCGACCGACCAACAAATCCGGTTGCAAAAATGTTAGCTGGAGCGCAGCCAGAAAAAAATGGATTGTTCAGCTGAGTATTGACGGACGGCAAACAAACTTAGGCCGTTTTGACGATCTCGAATTTGCCGACTTGGTAGCCACCGAAGCCCGCAACAAGTATCATGGGGTATTTGCCCGTCATTTTTAAGGAGAATATCTTGGAACTCTTGAATCCTTTATCAGCAACCAACTTCCCCGCCAGATCGGTGGCATACACCGGCACGGCGGGCAGTACCGGAACATGGCCTGCTGGACCTGAAGGTGTTGTGGTCTGGTCTGACCAGTCTTGCTACATCGAAGTTGGCGAAAGCGCGGTAGCCACCACTTCCAGCACACCGATCCCAGCCTTCACGCCGGTCCCGTTCAAAGTGCCCCAAGGCACTGGCAGCCAGTGGCGTGTGAGCGCCATTCAGGTGTCTACGGGCGGCACGATCTACTGCAAACCGATTAACACGCAATGAGTTACTTTGGCATTCCCATTCGTAACGGCATAGCCATTGGGCTAGGCAG